TAACGTCATAGGGGTCGGTTCCATCGGTGTTTGCCACAATAATGGAGTTGATCTTATAAACCTTTCCGCTTGAGGCAGCATTACTCACAATCGCCGTGGCGTTGGTCGTAGAAAGATCGGTGAGCGAATTATTACCAAGGATATTAGTTACATTAACGATATTAGGGTTAGCCATTTAAAACTCCTTATCCGAAGACGATAGCCATAGCAATGGCCTTACCTGTTGAAATTCCTGCCGACCCATATTCTAAGGCTGTGCCACCAGAATTTACGACCAAGGCCTGCCCAGCAGTCCCTATAGTTGTCAATCCTGTTCCACCGTTAGCAACCGCTAAAGTTCCAGCAAGAGTAATTGTACCTGAACCAGAAGATACTGGTCCACCCGAAGTCGTAAGACCCGTGGTACCACCTGATACATCAATAGACTGCACATACCTAGCATCTGCCTGTGCCTGTGTATATGTGTTAGCTACATCAAAAGCACCAAAGGCAACAATGTCTACAATATCACCAGATGTTGCACCAGTAGCTAATACGACTGCTGCACCATCAGTAGCTGTAAAATCTGTACCTGCAACAAGCTTTACACCATTAAGGTATACATCAACAAACCCTACATCGTAGGTAGCAGAAAAACTTGTCTGACTTGCAGTTGCTGTATATACGTTTCTTTCTGACGTACCATTTACAGCAGAGCCTGCAGCAGTCCATGCAGACCCCGTCCAGACAAACATTGTATTAGATACAGAATTAAAATACAAGGCTCCTGTAATAAGTGCATCGCCATCATTATCTAATGTAGGGGGCGAAGACTTAGCACCAAGATACCTGTCATCAAAGTTGTCATAAGACGTAGCTGCATTACTGGCTGAGGTAGCAGCATTACTTTCACTTGTAGCCGCATTACTAGCAGAGGTAGCTGCGTTACTTTCAGACGTAGCTGCATTAGAGGCTGAGGTAGCTGCTGCTGCCGCACTGGCTGCTGCTGAAGTTGCTGAACCTAAAATACCGTCAACATATATTTTAGTTGCTGCATCTTGATCCGCTGTAGGATCGCCCATGCCAGTAATCTTATTAGTACCCATTGCGATAGCACCTGTCATGGTGCCACCCGCTAAGGCAAGTCGAGTATCTCTTTGTGTATCTACATAAACTTTAGTTGCTGCATCCTGGTTAGAAGTTGGATCACCTAAGCCAGTAATTTTGCTGGTGCCCATTGCAATAGCACCGGACATAGTTCCACCAGACAGATTTAATTTTAAGTTGTCTGCTGTATCTACATAAGTTTTAGTTGCTGCATCCTGGGCATCTGTAGGATCACCGAGGCCTGTGATCTTGGAGGTACCCATAGCAATTGCCCCTGTCATGGTACCGCCTGTTAAAGACAGTTTACCTGCAAGGGAATTGGTTACCGTAGTGGAGAAGCTGGCATCATCACCAAGGGCTGCTGCAAGCTCGTTAAGGGTGTCTAACGCCCCTGGAGCACTGTCAATAAGGTTGGTTACCTGTGTATCAACGTAGCCCTTTGTAGCGGCATCTGCGCTGTCTGTGGGGGTACCAAGGCCAGTAACCTTGTTTGTTCCCATGGCAATGTTGCCAGACATAGTACCGCCTGACAGATTAAGCTTCAGGTTATCTGCTGTATCGACATAGCCTTTAGTAGCAGCGTCACCTGAGTTAGTCGGGGAAGTAAGATTGGTGATGGTAGCAGCACTACCAGCATTCATGTCCAAGCCACCATTGATGGTGACATTGTTGAATGTGGACGTACCAGAGGAGGCGGTTACGTTACCTGTAAGATCGCCGGTTACGTTACCTGTCACATTGCCTGTGACATTACCGGTTAAGTTACCTGTTACATTACCTGTAACACCACCTACAAAACCTGTAGAAGCAGTGATGGTAGTTCCAGTGATGGCCTGTGCAGAAGCACCGCCGATAACAGCACCATCAATAGTACCTGCATTAATATCAGCAGAAGCAATGGTTGCAGCAGAGTTTACTGTCAGATTGGTGAATGTACCAGCAGCCGCTGTGCCAGCACCAATGGTTGCATTATCAATGGTACCGCCATTAATATCTGCAGTGTCAGCCACAAGGCTGTCAATGTTTGCTGTCCCATCAATGTACAGATCTTTAAACTCGGCACCACTTGCACCAAGGTCAATATCGTTATCTGTTACCGGTACAATTGCACCGTCTTGAATACGTACTTGTTCAACAGCAGCACTGCTTACATTAACAAAGAAACCAACTCTGTTATTACCACTATCAACACTTACTTTAGTGTAAGCATTGGTATCTGAAATTAATGGGATGTAAGCACCCTCGGTAGCCGTACCATCATGCTTGTGTCCCGATGCAACAATAAACGCATCTCGCAAGGCGTTAAGTTCATTGTTAATCGGCGCAGCACGAACAACTGCGGTAGGTACTATGTCAGCAGCGGATTGTCTATTATAGCCAGCCAATGTTTTTCTCCTTAACGCCTATCGTTAACGCCATAATTTAATACAAAGCCTTGGATTGTATGGCTTGCATTTGTATCGTCAGTTACATATTTAAATGCAACAGAAAACCCAGAGCCAGCAATATTAGTTTTTTCTACAGGTGACGGGTTGCCATCATAAATAGCTGTTGCGTCATACACAGCTTCATTATAGTAGGCAGCAGTTCCTGCTGTTTCTATTGTAAAGTTAGCAGGATTAAATACGCCTACTGTGTCATCAAAGTCATAGATAACACTGAATACAATATTGCTTGAACCTTCACTACGTAAGAAAGTAGATATGTTATAGAAGTTCTTTCTTACTGTAGGATCTTCAAAATAATAAAACGGTGTTTGATAAACACTCAATATACTTGTGCCAGCAAAAGAAGTACCTGATTCTTGTCGGTATACTTTACCGGTTGAATCACCATGCAATACAAATTCTTCTGTGCCTATAAATCCTGAGTCTGCACATGAAGCGGGTATACCAAACAACTGGCTATATTCAAAGCTAAATCCCTGGGATGTTTGTCTAATACCACCTAACAAACCAAACACACCATTCTCAGGAATAAAAAATCTAAACTGCGATTTGTTTCTTACAACGACAGAAGTTATAGTATCTGTGTCTACATCACCTGCCGCAATATCAGCAATAATTGCAGAGGTTGTAAACTGAATTGCTTTTGATATTGTCTGCAGTTCAACGTCACCGATACGATCTGTACCAGCAATAGGACGGAAACCATCCGGTGACAGGAAAATTAAGTTGCCTGCAAGTTCAACAACACTATCAGGAGCTAGGCACCCTAAGTTATTAGTAACTTCTGTAAGTACAAAATCTGCAATGCTTGTTCCAGATAACCTTTTAATTTTGTTTTTACCAAAGATGAATAACACATCTCGGAATTGTTTTATCTGAACAATATCAAAACCAACATTAATAACGCCTGCACCATTAGCAGGATTAAAGTCAGTAGCATTAAAGGGGGAGGAGAAGTACAGATTATAAGGTTCTGCTGGATCTCCTGCCAAAAACAAATGATTCTTAAATACGTCTAAATACTTTGGATCGGTAGGTGCATTAGCATCTGTGATCTGTGTATAGGTAGTACCATCATACACTGCAGCAGGATTAGCACCATCGGCAATTGCCATTTCTGGACTGCCCCAGTTGTATGTAACAAATCTTATTTTCTTAACACCGGTCATGCTAATTGTTCCCGGCGTTGTTACAGCTACCCAATCCTCCGTAAGGTCATCCCATTTATAAAAGTAATCCGTCCCTGAGCTTGGTGCCCTACAAGCAAAGATACCATCATTGATACCTTCTGCTACAGCAATACCTAACACATTTCCTGTACCAGGAACAGTCCCATAATCGTTAGCAAAACCACTGATCCTACGATAACCCCCGGAAAGAGAAGGCTCATAGTTAATTAACTGTGTGGCAGAACCTGGGGCTATCTCAGGTTGAGATAAAACATCACGGTTAGTGTCAAGGCCACCAATACAGTTTACCTTGTACCCTGCTATCCGGTCAGCCATTAGAAAGCCCTAGGAAAAAACAACGGACGTATAATATAGTTAGACCGGATATTTACGGGATCGTCCATAAGAATCCTACGCATCATGCGTATACCTTGATCAAACTTATTCTGGTGGACAACCGCACTTTGTTCATTAGACCTAAACAACATCATGT